TGGAGGTCGATGCGCTTGGGATCGAATAGTATTCGTTAATGGTGTGATCCAAACCATTAATATATCCACGATCCTCTAGAGGAATACCTCTATTGATCGTCTGGGAAAGACTCACCTTTTGGTGATCTTGGGATAATCCTGCATTTCAAGTGGGGGCTTGTTGAAAGGGATTTGAGGCTTATATTGCGAAGGCATCTGGCCTGCAATTGATTGTTACTATTCATCACAATCCAGTTACTACTGATAAGCGGTGTGTACCGGTTCACACTTGGTTTCCTCTTGACTTGTGCAGACGACTTCTTGATTTTTTATCATAGCAGGTCTATAATAATCGTCTTGTGCATTCAACATTTGTTGATCAGTCATAGTTTGTACGAGCATGCTTTAAACTCTGGGTCTATAAACATTAGTCGTTTGAGGAGCGGTTTATTGGGTAGCGCCTTGCTAACCCTGGCCTGTACCAATATTGTAATTCTCTCTGAAGTTAGATACCCAGTTTTTAACCATGGAGTAAGCTTAGTCAAAGTTAGGAGGACATTACATTAAGGTGTGCAGAAGGCCCATTTATTCCTGAAGTCCGTATAAACCTATTTCCGGATAATAGGCTAAAAGTTAGGTCATGAATCGTTCGCTCATGGGACCTGGATCAGGAGTTTTAATGCTTACAAGTTAACTTGAAGTGATAGATGGTATGTACTCAAAATGAGTAGTCACTTCAAATTAAATTGATGATATATCCTTACAGCCTTGCAGCATTATAACTAAGGCGTCAACGTCTGTGTTTTCATTTGGAAAACCTTCAGGCACACTGCCTGACCAACCGCTAGGATTGATTCCGTCTATACCGATGGGAGGTACAGTGGAGAAGTCGTTGATATCATTGTAAGGCAGATGAGTCACAATATGATTATTGAATGCAGAAAGACTGCAAACACTCACTAAAGCCTGTTAGAGCAACTAAGTGAGCCCTAAAACTCTGGTAGTTTCAACCAGAGTAGCAGGAATAATTTAAGTGACATGTGGAGACCAAGTGGCATTGGGTTTAGCCGTGACAATGGCTGTATATACAATACCCTGAATGTTAAGTAGTTTTGTAGTAACTACTGGCATTACACTGAGGCCCGAAAGCTTGTACTAAGTACAAGAGCCATTGAGAGAGACTGCTGGTCCCTGTAGCCTGGTAGGCGCTCTAAAAGTACCATCATCATCATAACCCGTGTATATGTCCAAGGCGTTACCATTGTACAGAAGACCGAAGTTTTCGAATACAGGGGTGGCCTGATTTGCATTTGGAAATACACATTTATTGGCAGACCCAAAAATCATGCCAGGATTGATTATGAGTATAAGTTCCCCAGAATCATTGGGTTCTACGGTGTACATTTATCTGACAGTAGTAATGCCGGTTTTAATGGGTCCTTTTGAAGTGGGAAATCTGGAAACATTTTAAACTACTGCAGGACACAACATGGTGGCTATGGCGTCCAAATTGATGCCGAGAGCCAATTCACTATAAGACACTGCGTTGTTGCCAAAAGGATTGCGCAGGGTAAGGTCTTATGACAGCAGCGGCATGCCCATGTAACCAGTTTGATGAAAATTGTCATTGAAACTGGCACCGAGCCAATCCTTCATGGTACCGTTCATAGATTGAAATGGTATGCTCTTCCTGAGCATGTCAAAAGTGCTTCGGGTGAATTTTTTGACACCTTCAGATGAAGGAAACATGGATGTAAGTTTCTCCCATAAGTCATCAGAGAGAGCTGTTTTCATTTTAAACATTTAGACTTAAGGAGGTTCATTATGAAAATTGCCGTCTAATTCATCCATAGTTTTATAACCAAGTAAGGCTAGCATTTTTTGCGGGCTTTGTTTACCAACTTAATTTTTGATAGCCTAAAAAGCTTTAGTTTTGTAGGACCTAAATTAAGCACCGCTACCTTTAGAACCTTCGTTTAGGTCATTCCAGGTTGTGTTGAGTTGGTTATAGCTAGGTTTCTTGCCGCCTAAGTATTAGTTTTGAAGACTGATCATCTTTTGATTTAAATTGTAAAATTGTTTATCAATCTTGCTTAGACCAGGTTTCGAATTTTATTTCTTTTGGCCTTTGGATTATTATTATCCGCCCCTTTGCCGCTGTTTCGGACCGTTGTTATTTTGGGATTTTTCTTCTTATTATTGTTGTTGTTGTTAATTAATTTCACTCATGATTTTGATAATTTGTTTGGTAAGAGGCTTAGTTTCAAAGTCTTCATGAAGTACTATGATATGTTCCAGCGTGTGGGACCATTTCATCTAATCTGAACATTTCCACCGTTCAAGCTTTACCTGGTGGAATTATTATTGATCTAGGTACAAAAGGCCAAAACAAAACAACGACAATAATATTACAGTAAACATCCTGTAAAATTTTCGACAGAAAGAACTGCCGCGAGACTAAACAGCTGGCAAGGGCGACTAAAAGATGGACTGCTGAGGCAATTTTTGTCCGCAAACGCTGTGCATATCCGCTGTCCTATTGTTGCTAGTGACACCAAATATACTTTATGGATTGCCTGTGGCATAAATCAGTTAACGATGAGTTTAATCTAAACTTTGAATATTGTGGAGCCTGGAAGCTGGATGTTCATATTCATAATTGAGCAAATATCGTTAGTCAGAAAGGCACCGATTATCATGCTTGGATTCTTGATATTAAAAAGCTGTTTTGCGCTGGTTAATGATAGAAGGGTTACCCAAGAGATGAGGATTTATGGTAGCCATGGCTTGAGTAATGGAATTATTATAAACATGAAGACTAAATCCGGTTTTTGGATTTTTGATGTTGGACGTCACTTTATTAGAAGCAGCTAGGTTGAGACTAGTGCCATAGCCTTAAAATTTGGCCATCAACTTGTTGGTTGTAACGCCCAAAGCTCCTCCAGAGACTTCTTAAGACAAGAAATTGGCTACATAGCCGTGTTTGAATCCATCCCATTTTTGACCTATACCATAGCATGGCAACAGTTTCTTGTTGTAGATTCTACCCAAAACACCGTCAAACAAAGTTTGTTTGGAGTCTATCTTGCCTTCAGCTTTTAGTAAAACTTACTTCATGTCATCGACTTAATCTTAGTCTCTGTAAGCTCTGTCTAACAGTTCATGGAGTCTTTTGAGATGTTTCCTAGATACAATTCCTATCATGTCATCTCCAGACACTCCAACCTTAAAGCAAGTGCCCCAAAGTTTGACAAATTCGGCATCTTATGATACGCAGGTCATGAAATAGATCCAATTACGCATGGAATTCCCAAAGGAAGTG